CTGCCATTTATATCTCCTGATTTGCTAAATGTGTTGCATATGCTGTCTTGATTGCTTCTGTATGTACTGCATTGCATATTGCTTGTACTTCTGTACTCTCATTGGCTAAGTCATCTGCACTTATATCAGGTGCTACAACGTGCCTTGAGAAGCTACGACTTATCTCTGTGCCATCTCTCTTGATGACTATGGAAGTTCTTACTTGAACCATCTTGTAGTCACCTACGATTTCTATTTTGTCTTGTATTGTCTCTTCTGTTAAAGCCATTTTTATCTCCTTTTGGTTAATGGACTGACTACCCTATGTCCAATAGGGTTATAATGTTTAGTGTTATGCACTTTTTCTATTTTGTCTTGTATTGTCTCTTTTGTTAAAGCCATTTTTATCTCCTATTTATATTGCCATATAAAAAAATGAAAACTGTATTTGATTTTTATTAGTACCATTTTGACAATCAGAAACATTATTTATGTTATAGTTTCCATATATACAGTAAAATGATGTAGTTCCTGCTATTGCCATTGTTGAATGTGGCTGATTAGAACCGAAATCATTTGAAACTATACCACCACCTGAAGTGTATTTGTTTGGGTCTATATTTGATACAGTAAATGGTAAACCAGATACTTGAAGTGAACCTGAACCACCACTAAAAGCATCTGTTCTAATCCTTCCTTCAATAAAAACTTTTCTACCTATTTTTGTATAAAAACCATAGCTAACACTATCATAGGTTACAGTGGGATTACCACCGCTTCCAGTGTAAGTAAATGTGCAAGTTCCCTCTTCATAGTCATCCAACTCATTAGCTGTACCAGTGCCACCTAAACGAATACCACCTGATAAATATAAATTTTTAAATCTTACACCTGCTTGACCTAAATCTTGGTCTGCATCTGAATTAGTACCATCAGCATTACAAGGCATAATACAATTTAAATCATCTCTAAATTTAAGTCCTGCATTTCCAGTAGATGAAATATATAATTTTGCTGAATTTGTACCAATATTACCTCTATCAACACCACCTTGTCTAATAGTTAATATATTACCATTTTCTACTCTGTTGAAGTAATGTTGAGTGCCAGTTGCAGAACCATAAAAAGAACCAGTTGTACCTTGTATATAAGCACCACTACCATTAAGAACAGCACTTGTGCTAATTTCGCCTGTAAGGAAAGTACCAGCACCATCAATATAAACTCTCGGATTACCATTACCATCTGATAACACAATGTTATTGTTTGATGCTCTTATGTCTAAGCCACCTTGATTGCCAGTAAAGCTACCCAAGATAGTGTTTTTAATACCTGTAGTTATTAATTCACCAGAATTAAAACCTATTGCTGTATTGGTTGATTCTCCAGTAGTACTTGCAGAACCTAAAGCATTTCTACCAATAGCAGTATTTCTTTCCCCTGCAGATTCATTTGCTAGAGCATTGTAACCCACAGCTACATTGTAACTATCTAATCCAGAGTTACCGGCACCATAGCCTACATAAGTGTTTTGAATACCCGTTACATTATTTTGACCTGAAGCCATACCTACGGCAGTATTGAATGTATCTGTGGTACTTGCAAAATCTTGATTTTGTAGTGCGTTATATCCAATAGCAACTGTCCTTCCACCTTTTCTGTCTGATGTTAAGGCTTGATAACCTATTGCCACATTGTAGTCAGCATCTGTAAGTGCGTCACCTGCAAGACTTCCCAAAATCGTATTTTGGATACCTGTTGTTACGTTTAGACCTGCATTGTATCCAAGTGCCGTGTTGTGGGTATTTGTAAGAGAGGTAAAGTTTTGTGAACCTAAAGCATTTCTTCCAACTGCTACTGAATAATTTCCTTTAGTATCTAAATCTAATGCACTTGTGCCAACAGCTACGTTGTTGTTACCATCAGTCATGTTTGTCATCGAATATGAACCAACAGCAGTATTAGAACTTGATGTGCTTATTGCATCACCACTAAATGTTCCTATTAATGTATTATTACTACCAATAGTAATTGCTGTTCCTGCTTCATCTCCAACTACAGTATTATAATTTCCACCACTTGCAATAGAGTTACCTGCATTGACACCTGCTATAAAGTTTGATGTACCTGCTGTGTTTGTAGACATACCATCTGATACAACTGTACCTGTTACGTCAATGCCTGTGTTAGTGGTGGCGAGTTTTTGTGAGTCGTTAAATCTTAAACCAACAGCACCATCTCTATCAGCAGTAATGTATGTTTCTGCCTCAGTAGGGTCTTGAAGTCTAAAGTTTTCACACAATATACGAAGATTACCAGTACCATTATCTAAAATAATGCTGTCAGTTGCATCATGATAAATCTGTAAGTCATCGCCATCGCCAAACTTCGCCTTTACATTATCGCCTACATCTATTGATGATGTAACCACAAACAAATCATTAGCTTGGTCTAGTGTTGCGAATTGTATCCAAGCATCATTATCTTCGTTTCTTATATATAAAATATTGTTTGAAGTATCGTACCACCACATATTAGCAAAGGTTGTGCTAGGTGCTGAACCTCCAGAGTTATTTGTTGCTAGTGCTTGCAAGGCTGAGTTTAAATCCGCTCTAAAGGCAGGAAAACTTTGGTTTGCTAACGTAAAATCATTTTGTGACATATTCTAACCTCATGATGCTAGTTCTCCATACCCTCTTACCACATAATCAAATGTTCTGTCTATTGTGGTATTTGAACTGTTAAAAAATTCTATAGTAAAACCAGTAGCACTTTTACTTGTTATAGCATAATAATCACCACTAGCCAAGTTACTTGCAGAAATACCTACTCCAGATATCTCCTTAAATGCAGGGCTAAATGTTATTACTTTACCATTCGTATCAGTTCCACTAGCAATATCTTTTTCAGAGTATACCCTTTCTGGCATATCTACTTGTACTGACAAACCAGTAACTTTAGGTGTTGCTTCAACATCATCACTTAATAAAACAGCCCTAAATTTAAATGCCCTGCCAGTATAATCACCAACATTAAACTTCTGAAAGTTAGAATATGTGCCACTTACTGGGTCTCCGTCTGTTTTAGCTATCTGTAGCTGTACGTTAACATCTCCAAAGGTATCATTAGCTCCATCAAATAAACCCTCTCTAGCATCAAAATTACCCTGTGCATCGTCAAATAAATTCACATAGTCAAGACGTTCCATATTTACTGTGGCTGTTATCCTACTACTATAAACTCCACCTGCATCTATGTATGTGTCAAAGTCATATGTTCCCTCTGATAAAACTGTACCGCCACCACCATCAAAGTTTCCAACGGCATCGTCAAAATCGCCAGAAACACTATCAAACAAAGCTGTTTCAAGTATTAAAGCATCATCAACAACAATAACATCTGTTTTTGTGCCTGTAAAAGTGGGGTCTTGTGTAGAACTTGCAACAAAGTTTAGGTTTTTTACATTATTAATTAATGTAACATTACTTGTAGCATTAAGTGATTTTAACCCAATTTTATCAACTGACCTTATAAAATAAGTGCCTGTTAGTGCAGGAACAGTTACTGTATTTGCAGGTCTTGATACCTTATCAATTAAAGTTATAGCATTAGAGAATATAGCACCACTAGTTAAAGGGCTATGTCTAATAATATAATGTGATAAATCTAAATCTGGTACTGGTGTCCAACTCAAATGAGCTTCTGTATCTATAATATTCACTTGAAAATTTGTTACATCAGCAGGTGGTGCAGTTTTACCTACTACTTGATGTTGTGCTGATACAAATACCGACCTACTAATAGATGATACTGACCTTGCCCTAACATCATAAACCGCATTATCTTCTACGTTAGCAAGCTCAAAATTAGAACTAGCACCCCTACCTAAGTTTATATAAGCAGTATCTGTGCTTTTTTTAGCTTGTACCTCAAAATCCACTATAAATTCATCAGTAGCACTTACCTCAACTAATAGAACACTAATAGCTTCTTCATTTAAGGCTCTAAGCTCATCTGATACAATAATTACTGGCTCTTGTACTATAAATGGATTTGGTAATGTCGTATCTGCTATTGTTGGGATTGGGTTCTTTTCGTTAAATGTATAAAAATTATCTTGGTGTTCGAACAACTGGACATTTACTGTTAAATCTTCATTAATTTCCATACCCAAAACTCTAAATGGTTTGGCATCAAATCCACCTGTAGGGTATGTAATAGCTATAATATCCCCTATTTCTAATTCTAAAAATTCTGAGGTTAATGTTAGCTGTATCTGTAATTGGTTTCTAGAACGTCTTAATATAATCTCACATAGTGCTTCAGCATTATATGTGTTGGTTACATTAGGGAATTGGAAATTACCCTCTAATAGTGTGTTATTGTCTTCTGCAAGCAATGTAGCATGTTTAAAAGCTGTTTCTACATTACTATCATCAGCGGGAGGAAAACTAACTGTATCGTTTTGATAATTCTTAAAAGGGTTTACAAATGTTCCTATAACTCGATTATATTTATTATTTTTTCTCTCACCTAGAACTTTAGCACCCCCAACAACGTGGTCTGCTGTTATTGTTTTGATAGCTGAACCAGTACCCTCAATTTTAACTTTATAAACACCATTGCTATAAGTAAATAAAGCACTCATTGGATTTGTTAGTTTTTTGACGTTTTCCAATACTTTTTGGTCGGTATCTAAAACAGCATTAGTTTCAAATTTAATTATTTCTGGAACAATATCTGTTACATTTTCACCATTTGAATAAATTGTACTTAAATCAGTTGTTAAAGCTCCCCCATCAAATCCCCAAAAAAAAGATAATCTGCCAGTAAATTTGTAATTTCCAAGATAAATAATTATAGGATATTGACCACCTGCTGTTAAATCTTTATTAGCAATCGCTGAATATCCTATCCTTTGACTAATAATCCGTTTAGAGTTACTATTAAGTTCTATTTCCCTAAATAATTCATCAACTGTTTGTCCATTATCACCAATATATGTGGTGCTCATATCGTCTGACTCTGTTTGGAATTGATATGTTCCTGTTTGTGCAGGGTTAATATAACCAAAATATCTATCAGATGTATATTGACCTGTACTCCTTCTATCAATAGATGTTATTTGTGTTTCTTCGCCTTGTATATGCCTACCCACAAAGAAAGCAGGTCTATAAGCATAAGTGCCATTAAAGTCTTGCTTTGTTAATCCTGCAACTGGTGTAACAGTTACTGTTCTTGGTTGTATTAATGTATCCGCTTCATTTGCAGAAGTTTGAAAAGATGCAAAGTTAGGTTCAAAAGCATCATCTGGTAAGCCTTTGCCATATCTTGTATTTCTTAAATAATCCAATAAAACTAAAGCAGAGTTTTGTGAATATTTTGTTGTAGCATCTCTTGGGTCATAAACCTTTTTGCCTTTTAAAATTACTTTAATATCTGGAATAGAACTAAATATATCTGCATTCCATTTAAGCCTTAAAGCAAGATAGCAAACACCTCTTAATCTATGATTTGAAGTCCAATTTAATGAGGTTGTAAGTATTGAAGATGCTATTTGGTCATCTGTGCCATAAAAGGCTTGTATTTGTACATGTGAGCTACCTTTATAGAAGTTAATATCATCTTCTTCAACTTCTCTTATTACTCCATCATCTAAATCGCCATCAAAATAAACCCTTTTATCATCTATATAAATCTCTTCAATTTCTTCTATTTCACCCTCACAAACAACACCTGCAATATATAAATATTGATTATTTGTTCCAGATGACTCAACAAAAACACGAGTAATACCTACTTTTCTTCTTCCGTAAACAACTGGTATTTGAGCATTATTTGACTGTTTATTGATTAATACACCACGAACCTGCTCAGAAGCTCCAAACTCTGGCACATCTGGAATAGGCAATAGCCAACCAATAAAGTCATTTACGACATTGACAACAGCATCAACAACGCTACCCATTAGTGAAAATCCCTTTTAAACTTTTGTCCAACCCTATAAACACCATCATCAACTCTGCACCAGTTTATTGAATTATTGACTTTCAATTCTTTTTTAAAATAATTATACACCCATCTCATCATAGCAAAAGTATTATCTATTGATAAGATATCAATTAACCATAAGTTATTACCAGAGTTCCATTCATTCCGTTTTATTTTACCAGTTAATTTAAATCTTTCTTGTACTAAATGATGTAAATATGCCCAATTCACAAAGCCAACTATACTATGTTCATCATAAAAAGTTACATATTGATTTAGCTCTATTGATGGTTTTAAATAATTCTCTATCTGTCTTGTAGATTTATTTTCATATTTCTCAAACTGCTTAAACAATCCCACAACATCTTCCATCATGACCTACCCCACTTGATATCTTGAACTGTTTGGCTTGCAAATTCAAAGCCTAAGTCATCTGGAAAGTGTAGTTGTTGTGAACCTGTATTTGTTTTTCTACCCTCTACTTTACTAAAATCCGCCCAATGAGAAGCTATAGACACGTTAACCCTAGAATTATTAAGGGTTTCATTAATACTAAATGACTCAATCCTGCCCTTAAATAACAAAAATGGGTCAGATATTAGAGCTTCATTGCCATCAATAAATCCTTTATATATTTCAGCTTCTTTTTCTAAATAAGGATTACTTAGAAACAATGAGGTTATAGTTTGGTCAGCACCTGTAAAAGTAACTGTGATATTGCTGACTTGTATTTCTGAGGATTCAGTTACTGCCGACAACTTAGTAAACAAAGAAGAAGCTGTATATGTATTACTATCATAAGTTACGTTTTTATAATGGTCA